ATGGCAACTCTCAAATTAACAATATTCAAAGCAAAAGTTTTAAAGGATGGCAGGCACAAGGTTAGAGTAGCTATTTGCCACAAACAGGAAACCTGTTACATTATCACGAGATTTATTATCGATGACCTCTCCCAATTCAAAAACGGTCAAGTAATCAAACGCTCTGACGCTTCAATCATCAACACCAAACTTCGCACGCTACTCAACGAGTATCAAGAAAAGCTCGACAGCATCAAAAATGTGTCTATGTACGACTGTAAGCAACTTCGTGATATTCTCGTAAATGGATGCGGCAAGGAGCAAACAGCAGCAACGTTTCAAGCGGTATCCAAAGCGTACATAGACGAACTCATAGAAGACGGACGGGGAAACTATGCAAAGCTACTTGAGCGAAATGGAAGATACTTCACCGAGTTCACCAAAGGAGATTTTCTTCTCTCGGAGATAACGCCTCAAATCATTGTGAATTACTCTCGTTTTCTCAGAAATAAAAAGGGGATCGGTGATACCACCATTGGAATGATGATGTCGAGAACACGAACAATTATCAATCGTGGAATCAAACAACTGACCGTAAAGTATGATGTCCATCCTTTTGCAAGCTATTCTATCGCTTCAGCTCCGGTTCGCGAAGTTGACCTGACACTGGACAGCTTCAATAAAATAAGGAGTAGTACATTGAATGATAAGCGGCTCCGAGTAGCAAGGGATTTATTCTGCCTGTCTTTCTATCTTGGAGGAATCAATCTTATTGATTTGCTTGAAATAGACTTCCGAAAGAAAGAGGTGATAGAATATAGTAGAACGAAGTCGCGAAATACAAAGCAAGGTGATAAACGAATAGTGATAGTAATTCCAGATGTAGCAAAATCAATCATACACGAATGGATGAACAAAAATACAGGACGGCTTGATTTTGGGTACAAATTTACATATTCCAATTTTTCACGGTATCTAACTCGTAGTATATCAAAGTTAGCAGACGAACTGAATATCACAGAAAAAGTAGTGTATTACTCCGCTCGCAAAACCTTCGCCCAATTTGCCTCCGAACTTGGCATACCAGATGGAGTGATAGATTACTGCCTTGGACACTCTGACAAAAGCAAAAGCGTAATCAGGTTCTATACAAAAGTCAAGCAGAGACAAGCGGAGATAGCCATAAATAGAGTAATTGACTACGTGAATGACCCGGAAAAATATACTGAATATATAGAGATGAGGGCAGATATTATGTTGATGAAAGGATAACCAAACCTTTTTCTTATATTTGCCGGAAAATCATCTATATGACATTTGAAGAAGCAATTGCTCTTATTGAGCGAATAAAAGGCCAGGTTGTCGGTGCTCCCGTTAAAGGTTGGTTCATTGAATCTCTATTCATTGGACCCTCCAACTGGGATGAAATGCATATCTTTATGAATATCAGTTTGCAAAAAGGAGAGGATGAAGCTATCAGCGAGTTTATCGGAAAAAGTTTCTCCGTGTATGGCAGGTCAGTAACTTATATTAATCCGGATCTTCCTCGGTGGGATGTAACAGTGTTGGATGATTGGGAAAAGACAATATACAATTAAGAGGTAGCTTATTCGGCTACCTCTTTTTTAACTGGTACCAAAGGAGAACAATTTTCTCGGTTTACAACTATATCACGCATATTAGGCTTATTATTAAAATTGCGAGATATATTTTTTATCAAATCAATATAATTATCTGTCCCATCTTTGTACTGTCGATAAAAGACTTTAATTGATAGGCAATTGTCATGCTCAAATAAAGTATTTAATAATGTCCGATCAGAGTTTCCACATGAATGCCCCATTATAAAGACCTGATATGGCCCTAATGCTATAAACTCCAAAAGACTTCTATAATTTTTGGTTTTATGGTATCTTATAGATTTGATATTCTCTAAAAAATCATTATTCTGTAATCTTTCTATTCTTTCATAATCATTATCTAGCTCATCACCATATCCGAATATAATGGGATTATTTTCATTGTTAAGCTCTCCATGAATATTAATAATTTCATTAAAACAATTTTCTGCATATAATTTTTCAGCAGTTTGTGTATAATTAAAATTTAAAAGTAAGGTATACGGCGCTAGATGATTCTTTTTAAAATTGTCATATTTAAAATTCTTATTAATAAAGTACCTCCGTTGTTCATCTTTTGTCAAACATTCACTATATGCAGGATCTTCACTATAGTCAATGGTAAAATCATGATATATATCTGTATTAGAAAAAATAGAGTTAATGAATGCAGTTTGCTTACAAGTGGCAACTTCATCAAACTCTATGAAACTAGAAAAAACATTATGTATAGATTGATGTTGTTTCAATTCTGTGTTTTCAGTAATCCTAGTTAAATATTTTTCTAGCAATCCTTTTACATCATCAAACTCTTTATTAAGCGTATGGATACTTTCGTTTTGCTTTTGGTAATTTTCTTCTTGAAGTAGCTCTTTCAATGCCTTATAATATTCATTTTCTATATCTACCCAATTCACAAGAGAACATTGATGAGATATATGCTCAAAAAAATGATTTGTGAACGTTAAAGTAACTGTCACATTTGAACTAGGATCATTATTATGCTCATCAATTAGTGTATGCAATTTCCATAAAGGACTATCTTCTTTATAAGAAGAACAAACTTTATTAACTCCGGTTTTATCATATTCTTTTCCAATTTTTATAAACTGATCTTCATAGTCATTAAGAGGGTGTTTGCCCCCTCCATATTGTTGGTCTAACAACCGCCAGTATTTATCATAAATCCCTTCTTCAACAGTATCCCAATAATCATTTATAAAATCTTTATATCCAGTCTTTAAATTGTGAGCTAAATCAAAACCGTTACCAATAATTATAATTCTATTCATACTGGAGACTTATTTAAGTTAATAACAAAAATATCATAATTCAAGAACGAAGTTATGATCGCATTTATTTCCCATATTATATTTTTAAACATTCAATATTATTATTGTTTACAAAATCTTCAAACTCACCTTTCAATTCCCTACTCAATTTTAATTCGCTATTCCAAAGAGGTAATCTTTTATTTTGTATAACAGACTCCAATATTAAACAGTATTCTACTAGTAACGGATTGTCATTTTCTGTATTATACCAACATATTTCCAATTCGAAGATAGATAGCGCACGCATTTTTTCAGGCCACAGTTTCCATCTAGGAGTCTTTTGCTGCTTCCCAATTATTCGTCTTTTTAGTCCTCCTTTGCGATGCACTGTCTTTCCATTTTCTATATGCCCCGAACTTCCGATATAAACTGGAACCTTCGTCCCTTTAAAATAGCCATATACAATATACACTCCACAACAATCATCAGGAATTTGAGCCTTCTCACATTCTCTATTCAAATTGTCATCAATTGTGAATTTTAAACATCCCTGTTTATTATAGCGATTTAATAAATCAAACATGCCTTTCCAAATGTTTTTTTATTATTTTTGCCATCTCCTTTAACATATCATCCTTTACATCCGCACTTAGCTGACGAGTGTGGATTACAAGTTTTCTACCACTGGCATCATGATGAGTATAAAACCAATTCCCTTTATTAAACAAAAATCTACCGACATCATCACCGTCATAAGTGACACCAAAAATCTTATCTATCTCGCGAATATTGTCATTATTCTGAATATAATTAGAACATGCTAATATAATCACAGGAAAACTTTGAATAAAGGAGGATACCTGGAATAATTCTTTCCGTGAGGAAATTCCACTTTTATCGGCTTGAGCAGTTCGGAGACTAGGGGTATCATTTATCTCGGTAGTAAATATTTGAGTTGGGAAATCAACATACCGATTGTGAAACCCTTCGCTGCCATAGATATAATCTTTTAATCTCTGATACTTGCTCCAAGTATTTACACCCCACCCCTTTGCTACGTTAACATCTTGTTCTACTTTATGACATAACTCCATAATTGTATCATTACTAACATGATTATCCCACATAGATGCATTGCTGTTATAAGACTCATCAGGTTCTTCCATTGCAGACTCTTTACCCACTATTAGTATTTTAGAGTTAGGGTTTCCCCAACCAACATATTTACCATTTTGATAACAGTAATTTACAAATTCCTTAAATTCATCTAAGTATTCCATAGTATATCAATTTTATTTGGACAAATATATATGATTATTTTATATACGACAAATAATAATTAAAAAACCTCGACTACACTTAGTCGAGGCTCATTCCTTTTTGGAGTAAATAACGTATTATCTCTCAAACCCAAAATCTAGCAACTTTTCCGTAGAGAGATGATACAACAGACATTCACGTCTGTACACAAATATACTATTATTTTTTTAATTTGAATACTATTCCGCCAATTATTATTAAGAAAATGAGACCTATATACACTTTATCCTTATGTAAATCCCACCAAGACAATTCAAGAACCGTTTCTTTTTGATTCAATACAGCATCTACTTTATAACTCAATGAATCCAATCTATTAGAGAACTGTTGCAAGGCAATAGATAATGTTTCATCAACTTCTGTTCTTTCCTGATCCTGCTTGGATGCAGTAGTAGTACTTTCTTTAATCGGATATTGCTTTCCAGTTGAATCCGGAGACGACAAGTAAACTGTTTTATTCTCAATCTTCAAATCACTCAATTTGTCAGTAGTAATCTTGGTTTGCTTATTCACATCCAACCGTAGTGATTCTATCAAGTTTTGCAGATACAAGAAATCCCCTGAATAGTCAATCTGCTTCTCCGTCTCCATGTTCCGAGAAGTCTTACAAGAAGTAAACCATATTCCCGACATCAGGAATATGGTTATATAAATTAGCGCTTTCATGGCCGGATCACTGTATTACGAAGAAAATTAGAAAACTCAGAACGAACATCAAAGCAGGGACAAGCCTTGATATACTCAGCCGGTTCTACTTCACCGCTGCCGTCCAAGTCAGGCGAAGTATCTCGATGTCCGAGAAGTTCGATTATAGGATACTCCTTGCAAAGCTTTGCAACTAATTCCCGCAAACTGGCTTTTTGAGCCGTAGTCCGTGTATCTGCAGGCTTACCGTTTGCATCCAGTCCACCGATATAACAGATTCCAATACTGTGCTTATTATACGATGTAGTAGAAAACCCCTTCGTATTACAATGCGCCCCATCAATGCTCATTGGTCGTCCATTCTCTACCATTCCGTCCAAGTCAATGACGAAGTTATAACCGATCTGACTAAAGCCTCTTTGTTTGTGCATCCGGTCAATGTCTTTAGCACGTAAATCTTGCCCGGCACGTGTGGCCGAGCAATGAATAATAATCGAATCAATAGTTTTCATTTCTTTTCCTCCTTATCTTTAGTTATTGTAACTCTACGCGGTGGAATACGACGACTACAGTCATTATCAGGTCGATCACAACGATTATGTTCAGCATCCTTCAACTGTAGTTCCAACTCGTGACATTTATGTATCCAAATTAATTTATCATTCTGCTCATTACGTAATTCAACATAGATAGCATCTATTTTCGTGTCACGCTGTGCAATACGATCCTCTAGCCAATCCACTTGTTTACGTTCATTCTCATCTTCCATAGAGTCAGCAGAAGCATCCTCCTTTCGAGCATTTGTTTTACGATTTACCCAAAAGGTTACAAGCCATGTGATTGTTGAAGTACCACCTATTGCTCCCAGTATTGCTAACCAGTCGTTTAGTTCCATACTTTTCTATTTCTTTATATATTCATAAAGTTTTCCAAACAACCGACGTAAATCCATTATCAGGAATAGCTATTGCACGTAATAATTTACCATTTTCCAATGCCATTATCGACGTAGATGGTAGGCCAAAACTTGGACCATACAAGAATAAATCATCACCTGACATATTATATATTTGAAGTAATTTACCATTATTCTCTATATTTCTTCCCGGAGCTATTCTTTTAATACCAGATGAATTGGCTGTTAATAGCAGATTATAATTTTCATCTAATTTTTCAATCACAGATTCAGTTGTTGCTTCCACAAAAGGAGTAGCTAAAGACCCTGTAAATATTCCCCCATTAGCCTCTATTCTTCCTTTAAATAAATATTGTTTATTTATAGGATCAAGCTCAAATACAACCTCACTGTCTACAAGAGCAAATATACCAGTACGTTTATTCCCATCTGCACCTGTAAGACAATCCTTGCCTTGTGCAATTCCGGTTAACTTGCCATCCGCTGATTTTGTGCCCGAAAACATTTTAGGAGTAACAATATACTCTTCTCCTAGTTCCGTTGCGTATCCGTTCCATTTCTCAATCCACGGAAGAAGATTTGCATCCTTTCCCGGCTCCCCCTTTACCCGTATAGGATCACCCCATTCACCTGAATTCGCACTTTCCGCTACTTTTTGAGAAATCCAAACGACGGATGCCGTTGAATTCGTGTGCCAGCCTTTCGTTGTACCATCTCCGATAGGTTTTTCCGGTTCTTCTTCACTGTCATGATAGGTTATATACACCCTCATTCCATCCTTACCCGGTTCACCGTCGGCACCGGGTGTGCCATCAATTCCATTTGTTCCATCCGTCCCGTCATTACCATCTGCTACCATTAATTCCCATGCCAATCCATTATAAATATAAACTCGACCGTTATCCATATCACGATACACCCAATTCTTTTGAGGATTAGCAGGAGGAGTAGAAGAGTCTCCCTTCCAAACAATATCAAGACCATCCTTTCCATCTTCACCGTTTACTCCATCCAGACCATCTTTGCCATCCTTCCCCGGTTCACCTTTTAAGTTTGTCTTAGATTCATCATCAAGGTTATTCCAAGTTAAGGTTACACCTGAACCAAGAGTAACTTTGTTTGTGGCAGGACTATACACAATGTTTCCCTTTCCAAGATTAACTGAACCATCAGGAGACAACTCATAAATAACAGCACCTTTATCATCCACCGCTTTTACCATGCCGTTGACACTATAAAATCCTTTCAATCCATTACCCCCCGGGATATTCCCTCCCATACGTACTTTGACCTTACCGTCCCAGTTCTTTGAATCAAGATCAAACATCACGTCAATAGCCGGCTGACCTGTTTCGTCGGCATGCATATAAATTGCAGACTGACGAGCTTTGTTTTGCGAGTTACCGAATTGTACTAGTTCATCACCTGCAGCGGGAACATTAAGAACATTACCGGATTCATCTTTATCAAATTCCGATAAAGGCACGTGTAAGGTTTTTGTCTCTACATCAACCGATGATACTTCGACATGATAAAGTTTTGTCTTATCTCCTACGAATGTCTGACAGCGCACGAAATCATGCGCAACAATGCTCACATCTTCATCCTCCAACTCGATAAGGTATTCTGTACCATCGTCAGAGATTCGAGCAGACTTTACTTTCCCGTGTCCTTGACTTATTGTTTGTGCACCGATTATCGCTCTAATTTTTGAGATCAACATTTCAAAAACAAGCATAGTCTCACGAACTACGATTGTATCAATCTCCAGTTTCCATTTACCAGTCATGTACTCCCAGAGTTTCCAACCATGTCCTGCAAAGCCGGACATGAAATCTTCCACATACTCTTTTACTCCATTCGCTAATTTCCGGCCGGTCTCTTTCACCGAACAGAGAAAGCCGTAAAATTTACCGTTACTTAATATTGCCATATTTTTTGTATTTTACTTGTCGCACGCTTTCCGGTAAAGAATCTTCCGGCATATCCGTCTCCTCATAATGTTCGGGAATCTCGAAAAGCGGTTCTTCCAAACGCTCTCCGCCAAGGTAGTAGGTGTATCCCAAATATATCTCCGAACCCACTATCAGACCGTCAGATATTCTCCTTAGAACCTTTCCATCACCGGCTTCTATTACATTTATTCCGTTTCTATTTTTCGTTTCCATACTTAATACGCTTCAGCTACTGTAGAAATTGTTATATCCTGCATATAATTATTGACTGTTATATTGAAACCTGTTTTACTTGCAGGAATGTCGTAAATACCATTAAGAGCAATATTCACATATTCCTTACCGTCTATCATAACACTTACAGAATCACCGTTACCTCTAATACCGGTTACTTTCAGGTATAAAGACTTTTCATACACTATATCGCCCATATACAAGTCTCCATCGGAGGAAGCTACAACAGAGCTGCCCGCAAAATCCCAGGCGGGATTCACCGCTCCAAGCGTTATAAGTCTTACAGCGGTTCTTGACTCTTCAGGATTGTATTCGTACATTTTCGTAGGGACATATCCGGCATACTCTGACACCGGATGTATCTTGGATGCCACGCCCGACCATGTGGAGGCGGCTTTATAGGCATCGACCGATTCATCGGGGACGTAGAAAGCGGCCTGATTGTTAAGTCCGGCGTATTCCACGGTAGGCGGAACGGTGGCGTACAGAATTGTTGCGCTCACGCTGGTGGTTCCTCCGCACAATGCCTGCCCGATATTTGTCACCTGCCCCTTGAACACCAGCACTTTCAGATTCGGGCAGTTTTCAAACCCGCGTAAAGACGTGTAAGTTATTCTTTCATCCATGCAGCAGGCGGTCACCGGAGTCCCTGATAAAAAGTATATAGGAATTGAATCAACCAATCCTTCCAGCCTTCCGAAGTCGCATTCCTCCAGTGAATAGCAATTTTTAAATGAAAGTACAGAATAATGAGAGCCAACCCCGTTTGTAGGCGATATATTAAACGATTCCAACTTGAATCTTTTCAATTTCGCGCAATCACCAAACCCCTGATTTATTATAAATTGAGTTATCCCTTTCGGAAGCACATAATCCTTCATCGTGAACTCCTCCAGCTCCGCGCATTGGTAAAAGGGCATATAAGACCCTCCTCCGCCTGTTTCCAGATACGTGCATGAATCCGGCAGGTTGGCTTTCTTTATTTTTGTCCCGTAAAACGCCCGGTTTCTGATAATTTGCAGGTTGGGCGGAAACACGGCTTCTTCAAGGCTGGTCATTTCGAAAGCCATCGGCTTGATCTCCGTACAGTTCCTGAATGATTCAAATCCTTTCAACGAAGTGATGCCCGCATACTCCGGATTTGCGATTCCCGACAGGAACGATTGGGGTATTTCCGTCACCATGTCCGCTTCCGGCTGTGTGAGTCCCTCATCCCCGTTGGTATTCCACATTTCCATGACCCTTGCCAACACGACAGGGTCGGTGAACCGGATAAAGTACTCGCCCGTGATGTTCAGCGTCAGCCTGTTGAAATACTCCCGCAACGTATTGGCAGTATCCTCATAGCAATTGGCGTTGATGTTCAGCGTGCCTTCAAGAACCGGGCGAGGATCATCACCAGCTACACCGGAACTATTAAGTCCAACATAAGTCCCGTCTGCTAGCTTTCCAAGGTTATCAAGCATTTCGGCTCCATTCTCATTATAGGTATATTCCCCGAACACTGCACGTACACGTTTAAGGGCATGTGCTTCTCCCTGCCCCTGTTGCGCATCCATAACTTTTATCAGAAGATCAATAGGGCTGATCTTAGGACACCCGGATACAAAAAAGTCTGTGATTCTTTCAGCACAATCATCTATTAAAACTCCGTTTTGAGTTAATAAAGGAAAGTTCTGTAATGTCAGATACCTGTTCGTGGATGGATATTGTACCAGTTCCAGACACCCGCCTTGCGGAAGCCTTATCTGCGTAAGTGACGTTCCATCAGCCCAAACCTTACGTAAATGCGTACATACGGAAAGGTCAAGAGAACCGGCCAACGTGGCTATGTTAGACAAAAGGATAGATTGCAGAGATACACAATCCGAGATAGTAAGTCCTGTGATCGCAATAATAATCCGTTCTGTACGGCTTCCAAGTTCCAGTTCACGCAACATTCTTCCTTTGATGATAAGGTTGCCGTTGACGTTTTTATCATGCCACTTACCAATACTCATTAGCCAACTGGCTCCCTGAATGATATTTTGCTGGTCACCTGTGCCGCCAAGGTCGATAACCATTCTGCATACCTGTCCCGCCTTTGTCCTGCTCCCCTTTACAATTGATGTACCGTTTGCAATAGTGGGATACATATCGATGGCGGGAATTATATCATAGGCGATAGCGTTTCCGGCAGCACGGACATTTATTGAATCTGTTCCATTTGCAGAATACTCCCCAAAACTATATTTTGAAGACATATACTGGATGCGCTTTTTCATCCATGCCGTTTCCGCGCTGTATAAATCCCCTAGTTCCTGTGTCAATGGGTCAGTATCATTCGTGTATCGTCCGGCATTCATCATTAGCTTGGCATTCTCATAGCGTTTAGAATCTTCATTCACTGTTACAGCCGGAAAATACTCTTTCACGTTGAGATAGTATTTCTGGTACCATGCATAAACTTTTTCTGCATGAGTACCGGATTTTAAGCCGCCTAATACCTCCATAGCCGACATCATAGAACGCATCCCTGCAGCAAGTTCGTCCGGAAACGCCAGTTCCAACAGATTCCAGAACACGGAAGTTTCTCCATTCCATACTGAAGCCCCCGTATCATAGTTGTCATGCACTTCGACATAATACCCTTTTCGAAGTTGTCCCTGATTGGTGATAGGCATTATTGTATCAAGGTCGTCCTGTCTCCATTTCCATTTACAACCTTCCCCGAAACAATACGGATATGTGTTTTTCGCCCGGTTGTCGGTAGCAGCTACAAATTCGGTAAAGTTGTGATGGAATATTGCGTCGGAAATATCAAAATAGGTCTTAGCTTCAGCTCTAAATTTGGCAACACGGGCATTGATGAAAAGCGTATTCAGTTCATCATTTGTTTTTCCTACCAAATCAGCACTTGATAAACCGTACCCCTTATTTACAAGTTGGGATATCAGGTTTATTTGTCCTTCACCTATATCAGATGGTATGAACCTTTTTTCAGCCGCCTCATAGTAATACAGGTTATACAGGTCAGTGTCACCCGGCTTTGCGATCCAGTAGTCCACACCGTTTTCCTTATAGCTGGTCGCATCAGCGTTCAATTCTACCAGCGTCCCGTCAAACGGACAAATTCTGCTCGAACAGGAATAAGCTAGATTATAGGCAGGTATCCAGTATTTTATATTCTCCGTAAGTCCGCCGTCAAGATCGATACTGTTTTCTCCGTTATACTGCCATGACTCCTCGTCCTCGTTATATGTGATTCTGGTCGTATTCCAAGGCACACGGAACAAGGCGGGAAGTGGTGAGTTGTCGGCTCCCTCGATTGAGATGAGACCAGGAAACAAATCGGTATCATAGCCAAAACAATACTTGTCCCCCTTGTCCGGACCACCTGTGAATTCACCCATACAGGTATATACTATTTCCCCCTCGTCATTAAGTTCCTTGCGGAAAGCCATAAAGGGTTCCTGATAGACAGATACGCGGACTTTCGGATCAAGAGCCATTGCTTCATTAGTGAGTCCGAGCTGTTTATACAAATCCGTATATGAATTAACCGAACCAGCCTTGTGGTCTTGCATGGATGATGCCCAGTTTTTCTTGAATGTAACTGACGCACATGCGGGAACGTTATCAAACATGATAAACTTCTTTGTGGTTGTTGACCCATCAGCATAAGTAATAACAGATTTCGTCTTGTCAACCTTACACTTTTCATTCCATTCCCAGTATTTTTTAGAAGATGTGCCCTGACCACTCATTTCCACATTTGTGATAGACACGTTTCGTTCCGGGCGGTTTACAAATTGTATTTCAAGCGTACCTGTTCTCTTTGCGGTATCATCGTATGAAGGGAATATGTTATCGAATACAAAGACATTCATTTTTGCCCTTATGGCATCGAAGTCTAACTGTGTGGCCATTGCGTCATAAAGATTGTTATTCTCGCTTTCTTCAACCTTTTCATCGGTGCCGGGCAACCAATTGACATAATTCTTATGTACTGCATTGGAACCTAGACCAGTTTCATATATACGGATTCCATAGACATCCACGTCAGCATAGTCAGAACCTATAATTATATCTCCATTCTGCGCCCAATAATCATTTGATTCGTAAAGGAAAGTACGATTCTTTTTTCCATTGATATAAATAGAGCAAAGATTAAATCCGGCATTCCCATACATATTTGGTGAAATGGTCATAGCTATCCTAACACGTACACCATCATCGGTTGGAATTGATTGTAACTCCTCATTTTTAAGAGACTGGCTACACGGCCAGATGTTGTTGGCATAAATATTAAGTCCGGTAAATCCTTGCCCATCCGGTACCGACAAAGTAATAATAGGCTCGGAGTAGTCGGTAACATTATAAATCTTATAATCCAGTTCAATGGTTTTCCCATTACGGGCACTTTCTATTTCAAAAGGCTTGTAACCGATATCCAACAAACTTCCGGCCATCATTCTTAATACACGGTTTCCGTCACTGTCTACAGTCCATCCGTCGTTATTCCAGTTCATGCCTTCCCATTCGGCTGCGATTTGAGAACTGTCTATTTCATTGATAATCTTTTGGTAATTTGACTGACTGTTAGTACGTGTACGCGGGTTCATGTAAAAGACTGATCCGGCTGTAGCGGAAAAGCCGGAAGAGTTGCTCACAGGGAAGATCATAATATCGGTCAAAGGCTCTCCATTATCCGATACGGCTACAGAGATTTCAAAGTCCGTATCATCCACGGTTTCAATCTCCATTGCATAAGAGAAGCTGTTTTTCGTGTTGGTCGGTATCGTGCTCTCTTCACTGGTATAGACGGTAAGGTCATCCATTTTTATGGAGAACGTACCGCTTGTGGCCGTGGCGTCACCGTCATAGACGGCATATTCGAAAAGCTTGTTGTTCGCCCAGTTGGAAGCCTTATCAGAGAGGCTGTTCACGCACATCAGCTTCACCTGCTCGCCTTCCGATGCGCACATGATATTGAAAGACACCGTTTTGGTTTTAATGGTGCCATCGGAGTTTTCAAGATAAACGGATAATTTGTATACACCCGTCTGTTCGGGGTGGTCAATAGAGAAATTCAAAGCGGTATCCGTATAGATAACGTTTCCCAGTACTTGTTCGTACCCCTTGGCGTAGTTCTCTCCCTCAAGAGTGACTTTGAGTGTCTTGTTCACGTTTCCGGAGATGTAGAGGGGAATAGAAATTGCTCCAGAGTAGAGTGTCCACCACTGGAAGGTATCGGCCTTGACGGACAATGAAGTCATCGTCACGTTATAGGTATAAGCCGGGGTAGCCTGTCCGGTCACCTCACCAGTGATCTTCACCATGATCGAGTTGGCTCCATTCGCCAGATACTCCGCAATGTCTACTTTTGTGGCGGTAATGGAGATTACCATCAAGGTTTTTATCAGGGTGTAGTCCGTGCTGACGGAGTTCTTGATGAATATCTCGCACTTGCCACGTTCTCCCGTATTTTCATAAGGGTCATTGTAGCTGTATCGCTCCTGTGAGATGAAGGTGAAGTTGAGAACGCAGGGTTCGCCCTTTTGTGAGGTAAAGGACTTGTCACCGTTATTTTGGACACGGATATAGTATTGAACTCCGGTGGTGGAGTCAAGACGCTGGTAGATATCGTTGACGGAATCCTGCAGACTGTCTATTTCCTCTGAATGGATTGCGATAACTTCTTTATCCGCATCGGTGAAGTCATTGGTAGATAAATCTTTTCCATCCACTTTATCTACTTTTTTGTCAATAAGTTCCCGAAGTACGGTATCATCAAAATTTGTCTGATAATCTACCCATTCGCCATTTTTATATTGATACTCCTTATCTGTCTCTTTTACATAGACGACACAGCCTTCTGTTAATCGGTCGGCTGTAATGGCATTCCTTGCGTCAATAGTAGATACCTCCTTATGACCACCTTTACCATAAATAGAATAGTGCGTAGGATATACGTCTCTACTTGTGCCCGGAACAATGGGGGAATATACATTCGTCCCTTTCAATTCTTCACTCATTTCACCTCAATATTTAATACACCCGTCTGGATGCTATTTAAACGATAAATAGTGTAACTCTCTTTGTGCCCGAAAGTATTTGTAACTTCACGAGTTTCTTCTTTCCAGTCTGTATTACGCAATCCTCCAATCCAAAACTGAATACCAGATACCATAGATGTAGGCAGGATGTAATAAGGATACTTACCACCGGTACAATCGAATACAGTAGAGCCTTGCGTCCGGCCGGCCCATGTACTGGATAAGCCTAATATTTGCTCATTTGTCAAAGTGTCGTTGGCAGATACTCCGTAGTACTTCTTTAGCTTGAATTGGGCGGACACGGACTTGCTGTAAGTCTGGCCGGCAGATACAGAACGAAGAGTATAAGTCGTGTCGGATGTTACTCCTGTGTATTGCTTTGCCCTGATTCCGATTAGCAGTGATTCATTATTGATTGATTGTGATTCGATATCCCGGTCATAAGTCCATGAGAGATTTATAGTCTGTGAGCTGCCTTTCTCATAAGTTCCGCCACCGGATAAAGTCATGGTAAACGGAAATACTTTCGACATCAGTTGTGAGACTTGAGAGAATAAAGCCGTATTAATTGTCCATTCGGAAGTTCCGGCTAATCTGACCAATATATCATCTGTATCAGATACGCTGTCAGCTTCATCAGTTACATTATCAAGTTCACCCAGTGTCGCCGCACCACCTGTAGCAGTACGCATTTCTTCAACAAATACATCTTCGTTCTCTTCTACAATACCATCCCTGAACTCTTCTGATAATAAAGACATCAGCATAGGCTCTACAACTTCCGTTTTGCGAACGACCAAGCCGTTATTAGCTTCAACAAGGCCTTCCGAAACAACACCTTTCAAGAAGGTTATAAGGCCGGAAGCTGTGTCATTTTTGACCTTGGATAGATACAAGTCTTTTAAAGATTCGATAGCCTCCTTAAATCTGTCGGAGATTGTATCAAGTTCTTTGTTTATTCGGAGTGACGAGAGAACATTGCTATCTGAAAGTTCCGTCACCTCATCATCCTTTGCTATTATTCTGGATAATATTTCAGCAAGCACCCGAAGCGATGAAAGAACATTTTTGTCGGTTAACGATCGCATATCATCAACCTTTATGATATCAATATTAGTCCCTCCACTTCCTGTTATTACTGTACTTCCGCCTCCGTTACCAGAGCGTACAACAGTAGCCCCAGCCGGATAATTCTTCGACCGGGGATTAGATGGAATTGCTTTTGACTTTATTAATATCGCATCACTCATACTTCTATCATTATACATTCAAACCGATTCATCTTATAGTCGATTGTGCCTCCAGCATTGATAAATCTCTTATTAACCATATAATTGTCAGACAAACGGGATAGAGGTGTTAAATCGAATGTCTGTTTTATTACCTGTGTTAACTTTATCTGGGGGGCACTATACCGCTTAATTATTCTTCTTATTAGATGCTCCTCTGGGCGGATGGTTGTTCCTTCAATCACGGAGTATAAGTTATCAGTCAGATAGTTATCCCCTATAATAACTTTACTATAACAAGCTCCATCATTATTATGAGAAGTAATTTTAAATTCTATTTCATCCAATTCATTGATATAATTTTCATTTGCTATATTTTCATAAATACGATCTGTATCATTATTTTTTTCTTCGTCTTGTTCTGGTATCCCGGAAAATAATTGTAGTTTTAAATCACGCATGAAAGTATAGTATGGATAACGTTTAATCCGACCGCCTTCTCCGTAATTATTGGGAAAAGGACGTAATACTGTAAGTTCAATTTTTCCAAAAAGTTTATCTGATGCTTTAATCGGTATTGCATATCCTTTAGAATCTATATTCATGTCATAAGTTACATTGTTTTCAAAATCATTCCACTCATACCATACTTTACTTTTTCCATATCCACCGCATTTAATAATAAAACGAGATTCTTCCTTGGTCCATTTTCCACCTGTCCAATATTTGTCCCCTATCTTCAATTTGAATTTACAACAATTATCTCCAACTGTATTATTCCAAGTGCCATCACCTCCCTGAGCCGGGCTGGTGTATAGTGAATCTGATTGAAAGTATTGTCCAGAAAGCAATAGATAACTTGATCCATCAGATGGAGAGATTATAGTTTCTACCAAATAGTCAGAATTAATCTGTAATACTGGGATATCTTTATTTAGGAATAGTGTCAAGTCAGTCAAAGAACTATAATTCTTGTTGCTTAATCCCATTCCTATAATTAGCACATCTTCAAAGCTTAACGATGATGGTGTGCCATCTTCCCACTTATATTTCGCCTGCTTGCTTATTAACGATCCTATATTATTAATAACAGCATTATCAGCATTGTTTCCTAATGACTCCAAATCGATGTCGATCTTTTGCAATGAATCTTTGTCACTAAATACATTGTTGAACCGAGGATTTATGTAAAATTTAACAAAGAATGAAAAACGATCCCCCTCTATTTTTCGATAATATGGGCTATTTTTAATCAGAGGGCTTAATAAAGAATCTCCAAATAAATCAGGAATAAGTGAATCCACCGGATAATTACTATCTTTTACTGTCACCTTATTATAACCAGGCAAGATATCTAATGCATGATCGGATCCAGCGAAACCTATACTTTGTACATTAAGCAAGTTCAATCCCTCTGTTCCTATTTTCTCGAATGTTACAGGATCATATTTATAGAATTCCCCGATATGATCTATATCTGTGAAGTATAAATCCCCTCTCCAATCAACGCAAGTCCAATTAAGGAATTTGCAAACCTCTTCTAATACTTCTTTCAAATTCATAGCCTTATCATCTTCATCGAAGAAATTCTGTTCACTTACCGTTATACCTTCTAACACATTGCTTTCTGTTGCATAACTTTCTACGTCTTTCGCATATACATGGGGGAAATATACAGCATTGTATTGAGCCGAAGTCGAAGTAATACATTTTTTTATTAGGTCCCAGAAAGACACAAATGTGCGGCTCTCCCCCATTTGTTTATAATCAATAAATTCAAGGGTGGACATAGCACTCATGCACTCCAGTTCAAGATTAAATGTCTTCAAAGTGTAATCTTGTGTGTAAAGTTCTGGTTTTATGAATCCACACCAAGTAACTAAGCCATCTACTTTCAAGGTCACCCGATACATTTGATAACCTGTAGAAAACAAACTTTGCAGGTAGTCGCTACCAACAACCCGGATCGTTGCTGTACTAAATCGAGTAGGAGTATAAAGAAATTCTTCATCCTCTATATCAACTGTAAAAGGAGAATCACCAGCAGGGATTAATTCTTTCGACTTACCTGTATAGTTTTCTTTTTCGATTTCTACCACACATGGAACATTGTCCAGTGTGGCGAATGGTACTGTATATATAAGTGCGTAACTCATGATATAGGTTTCTTTCCCTGTGATTTAAGTTCATTATTAATCGTAAGAATAAGGTCTTTGGCTCGGACTCTAGTAGTTACTGTGGAGGACATATTTCCACTTCCGCCCAACTTTCCGGAATTGATAGCTTCAAATAGTCGTGACTGCTGCCCTTGGTTTAAAATCATTTCGCCGGCATTGACACGGGCTAGTATTTTATCTCCAGAAGTGGGACCACCGGTTATAACGCCTCCTGTAGCAAATTTAGGAATAGAAGCAAACAACGCGACTGCAGCAGCTATTGCTGCACCAATGGCGATAATGTTTGCTGGGAATGGTAAACTTGCAGCACTAGATCCAGCTGCACTTACTCCCTTTGCAGTATTGGCAGCCACTTCCCTCGTTGCTGTAGTCACTGCTGTATCAGCCTCTGAAGTATCTGCAGTTTTTTTAATTTCCGAATTTGCAACTTTCACCCCTGTGACGGCAGTATCAACTGCAGCTTCCGTTAACTTCGATGTAGTAGCCTCATCAGTCTTTATGGCCTCCTGTTCTTTAGCCTTTGTGAGTTTAGTGGTAAGTTCTGTCAGTCTCTCAATCATCTTAATGATAGATAAGAAAGTGTCTACTACGTTTGTCATTGCGTTCCAGATAGCCATAATTCTCTCCCATCCAGTTGCATCTACGTCATTCATAACATCACGAAGGTTACTGAACGCACTAACAATGCGGTCTGAACTAGTTGCAATGTCTTTGACGCCAGAATACAATGATTCATTAAGCTCTTTATTGAGATTCTTGATATCCTCTTTTACCTGTGCTAATTTCAAAGCTTCTTCCAATGAAGTGACCTTGGTCATCGCCTTATTAAGTTCTTCGGTCATTTCTGCCCCCAATACCTTTGCTTCCTCTTTTGCATCATCCCGCCATTTTTTAGCAATATTGAGTTTGTCACTTAGAATCTCTGGCTTAGTCTTTTTGTAATCGAATGTCGCGTCATATTTTTGTTCTTTTATCCTTTTAGAAAGGAGTTTTGCATTTAACTGCATAGCGGCTATAAACACATCTGCCTCATCTCCAATACCTTTAATGCCGGCAGCGGATTTGGCCGCCTCAATTGAAAGGGACGCAATATTACTGTTTAAATCCTTTTGAGACATTAGCCCCTTAGCCTGTTGCGCTTGGGCTTCTTTTACCTTTGCGTTATAGTCTTTTTGAATCTTTTCAAACTCAACGAGAGCGGCATTTTTATCCTGATTCTTTATAGCATCCTCCGCTGCCTTCTTTCTAGCTTTCAGATATTCGCTTTCGAGAACTTCTTTATCCCCTGTTCCTTTCGCTTGGGCGTACATCTTGATATTCAGTTCTCCCAATGCTTTGTTATATTCGGCTTGGGTAATCTTTCCTATCTCCAGTTCGGCTTTTAGCTCTTCGAATTGTTTATTGAAAGATTCCTGCTCTTTTTGCAGAGGGGTTTTCTTCTTGCTCTCATCGGGATCAGTGGTAGGAGGTGTTTTTCCATTCTTCGTTCCTGCGACTGTACCGAGTGATATTTCAAGTCTTTTGTCTACGTAGGCTAAAGACTTCTGTAACTCTCTAAGCTCTGCAGATCCGTCCTTTGCGCCACTAAAACTTCCCCACGGAGTCATGTTAAATAAAGTCTTCATACCTACCGGACCATCCCAAAGCGCCGATGGGCTAAAATTTCCAGAAAACGGATTTATACTTTTACTCGCATCCGGTAATGAATCTTTAAAATCTGAAACGGATTTCTGTCCAACAGTACGTATTTTATCTTCTAGTTCTAATTTCTTCTGTGTGAAATAATCAACTTCCGCAGCGGCCTTCAGCAATGATACTCTTTCGGCATATTTTTTATTCAGATCCCCTTGAATACCGAGATTTTTTTCATCAATGCTATAACTTGTTCCGAGTAATTTATTTATCTCGTTTAGTGCCCCTTTCCTCACGTCTAAATTGTTTTTCAGACTGGTAGCGAGCTCGTATAATTTCTGCATCCTGACTACCTCGGCAGAAGAACCCGCATTCTTTGATTCGGCTCGTATGTCCGAAAATATACGCTTTATTCTATTGGCCTCCTGAGACATTGATACTATTTTGGCAATTATGGTGCCAATGATAGCTATGACAGCTGTAGGAATAGATGATATAAATAACGATTTCAAAGATCCTAGGGCCTTGCTGAATGCCATTTTTATGGATGCACTTGTTTTTTGTGCTTTCCAAGCCACTTCATTAAATGCTATACCCGCATCCTTTGCGGCACGACGAGCCGCTGATTTTGCTGCTAATTCGGCTTTGGCAATGGAGCTTATGATTTTATTGACGAGCCGGCTTGTTACCAGAACCAATATCGTAGCTACAGTATATGTCACAATACTTTTTATGTTACTTGCTGCTGACTTTACGATTCCGGTCAACCAATCAATTAACGCCTTATATTTACTTTGTACATCTGTTCCGTTTACAAATTCTGTAAATGCGTTTTTCAGGCGATTTACAGATGTTTCCAAGTTATCAGTATCAACGTTAGGAATCATCTCGTTGAGTGCTTCTGCAAACTTAGGAAGTACATCTGCGCTCATTAGCTTACCTTGCTTCATTAATTTGTCAAGTCCACCAACAGAGACACCAGCGGCTTTTGCCATAGCCTGTAATGCTACCGGAAGACGTTCACCCATCTGTAGGCGTAATTCCTCGGAACTAATCTTACCTTTACTCATCATTTGGGAGAGTGCAAGCATTACACCGTTACTATCGTCTGCGCTCATCCCAAAGACTGTACATGCGCGGGAAACAGATTCGAATACTTTCCGCTGATCCATCATTGACATGCCGGAGATGGACGCGGCAGCCGTAAACTTGGCATAGTTAGCCGTCAAAGCGTTAATCTCTAGTCCATACTTCTTTGCCAAGTCCAGTAAATACCGCTGATTGTCGGCATATTGTGACATACTACCGGACACATTCTTTAGTGCGGTAGTCACTCTATTAGTTTCACGGGCTACTTCAATGAGCCGAGAAACGAAATTACTCAAACCTAAGCCACCGGCCCCCAGAGCTGCAGCAAAAGTAAGAAACTGCATCTGCATTGATTTGAATGCAGACTTCACTTGATTTGAACCTCTCTTGAAGTTCTCTGTGAGCAAATTTATTGCTATACTAAAGCTTAAACGTCCAGCCATAATATCTTTATTTACAATTATTTATTCCGTTATTCATAAATATTTCAAAGGTTTCTGCATCTTCTGCCAATGCTCTTTCTGATTCTTTCATATCCTCCATCTCTTCCCAAGGGAATGTTATCAGATCTCTAGCACCATTCTTTAACTTACTTGCGTCAATATGTGGAAGGATTTTATAGTAGGTCCATAGCCTATCACTCTCCATCTGCTCCTTTTTTCTCCGTTCGTAGGCATCTATGTATATTGGAAGATCACATAGTTCCATTTCTTCCAGAGCGTAATGCGCATCAAGTCCAGCCATGATAAGTGTCGCAACCAATTCACCAATCATTCCAGGTGTGACATCGTGATTTGCTATGTCATCCTCTTTTTGCTTTTTTTGAAATTGGGCGAGAACTGCTGTTTCTCGTTCCAAAGCCATAACCATTTCACGAGTTATCTTTTCGTTTGATAGGGTGTGCCGGAATACTTCCAACGTATACATATTATCTTTATTGTTACATATCGTCGTAGTGTACAACAAGGAGTCTATATCGTCCTTGTCGGAGTAATCCATTAAGGAGAATGATTTTCCCCGAAGCTGTTCCCATCTGATTATTGATTGGATATTCAGTTTTACTTTCGGATCAAAACGAAATCTTTTCCTCGGTGCAGGGCAATTTACCACTGTTGGAGGGCCAGGGCGGCAGCATTTACTATCAATAATTGCAACTACTGTAACTAGGGTAAATACGATTATTATGATTGTGATGAATAAACTCATAGTTGTTCTAATTAAAAAAGGCGGCCATCATCTGACCGCCTTCACGTTTATTACTTTTTATGCTTATTCCCCTGCAGGAACGGCTTCAACCTTTTGCAAGGCACCAACACCTTTAAAAGATGCGGAACACGTTGCAATCTGCCCATTATCACTCTTTAAAGACAAAGAGGTAAGCATAATCTCACCTTTATAATTCGGTTTGGTAGTATCAATTGCGAAGCTGCCACCAACGTTGGTTTTATCGGTGATAGTTGACTCACCGACTACGAACTGGAATGTTTCACCAGTATCTACATGTTTCAGTAGTTCGTCATAACTGGTTGCTCCTTGTAACCGGGTAAGCAATGATTCGCTACTGATGGTGAAACTCTTTTTTCCAGGTAACGACGCCGCCCAATCGCCGCACATTTTATTGGAGATATCAATTTCTTCAACTGACACTTCCAAAGAACAACTGGATGCGAACGCTACCGGATTTTCACCAAGGAAAAGAAATAACTGACCTCTTACGATGTCTTTACTTGAGTCATGTTTAACTGCTGTCATACTATTTAAAATTTTAGTTTTACGTTTTATTTTTATTCTACTGAAAATTGAAGCACTTGAAAGTATTTCCCCTCTGAATAATCTTCCGTGGAATCTTCCAGGTGTATTGTCATATCCGGATTAGAGAAGTCACCTTCTAAAGCCTCATATATAAGAGAAGCTAGTTCTAAGCTACGTTCATAATCATCACTGACAGCGTTTACGAATACAGTAGGAATTTGCCGGGCAACGCCCATTTTAGTATATTCTTGTTTGTAACCATCACGCTGATATATGATGAAGTCACCCTCTGTCTTCATTGGGGCAACAACAGGAAATATTTTCTTTCCTATCAGAGAGGTGATATCTTCTGAATCAAGTAAAATATTTCTAATCTCGGTTGTAATCGCCAGTTTATTCATTAGCTTCTGTTATTTATTCGTTGAACGGCCATTTGAACACCCTGATAGAGTGCACTCATAGCCCTACCCTCCTCACTTACTTTTGCATCTGACCAGAAACGATTAGCTGGCATAATACCTCGATTTGCTCCGCTTTTAGTCGTTCGGACTTGCGTTCCGGAATCTACCAAGTGAGAATGATTACCACCCGGACGATCAAAGCCCGCAAGTGCTCCAAGTTTGTTCCGTTTAACTCGGTTCGTAAACGAGTTCATCAGGTGGTTGGTCTGTTTACCACGATGAAGAAGACGGGACCGGAGGTTAGCCCTACCTTTAACTCTGAAAACATTGACAGCAGATCGAAGCCCGCTTCTAATAACCTTGTCCTTTTCAAAGTCCTCTAAATTGTCTACGAGGTACTGAATGTTTTCCCGGTCTATTTGTTTAACCTCAATCATGTATCAATTTTTTCAAGAGTTAATAGCAGGCTATTATCGCTCATTTGAGGATTAACCATTTTGAGATTATACTCGTTACCGTTGTAAACAACATGAAGATTCTCTTTGATGATCGGATAATTACGCACCTGGAAAACGAGTGTATGCCCGATAAATTGCTCCATCGCACTAACTCCATCCCGATCTGCGATAAGAGACATTTTCTTTCTGCATGCCCGGCATTGGAATACTTCTTTATATTCCTTCCTCACTGCACCCGTACGTCCTTGTGTCTCAACTGGTGATTTGAATACAAGTGTTTCACGTAATAGACCTGCTCTCATTTTGAATAGTCTCTATAAAGATCAACTAAGTATTTCGCTCCATGGGGAATTTCTTTCAATGTGGCATATGCCGTATTTTCCCGATTTGCATAATACGCGCCAAGACACAGTAACATGGCTTGAACCAATGGTGTAGGAATACTATCCCCGCCATCGATAGAGGCAAGGTCTTCCACGGACACACAGAGTTCCTTTGCAGTCTTCTCCTCGACTACTTTAATAAGAGCCTCTATATACGAATCTTCATCCGTATATGAGGGCTCTACATTCAAGTGCCTTTTCGCCATATCTAAGGTCACGTATGCCATATTACTTCATTGATGCAATAGTGAATGATTCAGGACGAATCATACCCATATTCCAGTAAGAGTTAACCACCAAACGAACCATACCCTTAGTTGCTTGCGTGTACGGATCTACAGTCAAGTCAATAGCCCCCCACTGTCCAAGGAAGTAATCTGCCCAATTACCAAATACAATACCGAATTCATCTTTTGCTTCCTGTAATCCCTTCGGAATATTGTTTGTGCGTAAAGCGCGATATCCATTCAGCATACCAATACCATCATTACCAAAGATGAACCCACCGGCACCGGAAGCATCTTTTACTTTGGTTTTAGCTTTTCCCACTAATGAAGGATGCATGATATACCCTAAATTTCCGAACAGTGCGTTGTCAAGGTCGGCATTGGTTTCCAATTCTACAATTTTAGCCCAATCCATGACACCGTTAACACTTCCGAGAGTTTGGAACATTCCGTCAGGTACGTTATCTTCATGTGCAGCATTGCTCAATGCTGTTTTCTCCACCTTCTGCGCAATAGCGACAGCTAATAATTGACGGATTAGACCTTCCACAGAACGATTCTCTTGGATCAGTAATTGCTTGGAGATGTCTACGTAAGCTGTCAAACGATTAGGGCTGTAAAGTTTACCTTTGGAAAATTCTCCCTTACCGTCTTTTGCTTCGTCATTTTCTCCTTCCCAGAAAACTTGTGCGGCACTGTGCTTTGGCCAGTAGATATTTCCGACTAATCCGGTCATCATACGTACTCCAGCCTGGGACAATACGAGATTAGCCTCTAAAGGCAACAACAATTCCTGTTGTTCTTCGTCAATCACGACACCTGTAGTGGCTTCTATCCCTGCAGTGTAAGCCGCACGTTTCTGATATGTCAGAGGGACAATCAACTCGCCGCAATTTTCAGCAGTAGCGGCTACAGAACGGTGTAATTTGGTTGCATCCTCAATAACCGATGCTTCACTGGCACGTTGCTCTGTTTTATTCATCTGCGCCAGGATAGCACGACGGAGCGAAAAACTTTCATTTGCTACCGGCTGATGTCTTTTCCCTTGTTGACGATTCACAACCTCATGCTCTTCGATTTCAAGATCAATTTCTGCTCTGCGCTGCTGGTTTGTACCTAGCTCCTCGGCTTCTTCCGGTTTGAACTGACGCTTTTCAGCCTTTGCCCCATTAATAATCTCTTTAGAACGAGCAATCAGCTGATTTCTTTCGTCCTTTAACTCTGTAATACTTTTTTCTTTTGCCATAAATTTATAAATTTAATGATTTCTCTATGTTTTGGTAATACTCTTCTGGTACTGCCTGTTCATGCTTACGAAGTTCTTCTTCAGCTTGTTCTTTTCCGCGCAAACACACGGACGTTTTGCTGTATGCCGCATTATACACCGGTGAAGCGTCGTACAAATTGCCAATTTTATGAACTGTACGTTTCCAGGTTCCGTCACTTTTCTTTTCCCAAGTGTCTTTTTCAACATCGAAACAAAAAGAGCTCTGGTCTATCTCTCCGCGACGAAGGTTTTCCAGTAATTCTTCTCCAAGTGCTGTTTTCGGTGCCTCGAATCGATATTTCAATCCCTTGTCATCCACGGACAGAAATAATGATCCGGCCCCTTCTTTGCTTCTTGCAAGAATACCACGGGTCTGATTGTGATTCAGCAATGCAAATACATCGCTTTTCTCAATAACTCCGTCTAAAGCCCCACGTTCTATAACTTCCTCAAACGGAAGCCCGTCAGATGGTGTATTGAATAGTAGTGCGTAGCCTTCTACAGTTCTCTTTTCCTCCGTATCTCCGGTCAATTGCACCTGGAATGAAGTATTTCTAATTTCTCTTTTTTCGTCCATAACTGTACTTTTACTTACTAACCAAATTTTTGTCTGACAAATTCAGATTATTTTGCGGTTCATCCACTTTTTCTTTCACGGCATTATCCAATGTCTGTACATTCACTTGTACAAAAGCCTTATCTCCATTCTCTATTCTAGGCATATTATTCTCTCTTCGAACTTCGTTGGGTGTAGCCGCTCCTACTGTAGCCAAATCCTTCCAAAATGCAGCCTGTGCACTTTTATCGGTTCTTAGAATAGCGGAAGTATCGAATTCAGAAATAAATCTCCCCCGTTCAGATGGTAGAAAGACTTTGCGGTTTATTTCTAGCTCTATTTTCGTAATAACTGCGAGGGCTGTATCTGTTAAATATTGGAGTTGGGTAGCTTCTACAGTCGAATAACTGGATTTAGAGAGATCGAAAGCTTTGACTGGAGATACAGAGAAGAACCGGCAGAGGTCCACAACGTTAAACTGTCTACTTTCAATAAACTGGCTATCTTTGGGACTGATAGAAATTGGCTGATACTTCATATTCCCCTCTAGCACGGCAATACCGTTGGGATGTCCGGTTACAGGATTTGTACGTTCTTCCCATGTCTGGTATATCTGATCTTTTTTGTCTTTATCCAACCGAGACCCTTCAACCGTCAGTATACCTGCAACACTTGCACCGCTCTTGAAAAAACCTTCTGCGTGCTCTTCTGTACTGGTTGCAATCCCAAGAGATTGGCGCGCATGTTCGAGTGTAGACACACCAATAATACCATCATAAGAGAAATTGAGCACATGGATCATGTCTCGCGGATCTACAAGTTCTCTAAAACCTACTACCTGATATCGTTTACGCATAATCCCAGAACGGTCAGTGACCCAAGTAATCGTCACCTGACTGGATGGCAAATAAATGAGCTGTGCAGCATTCATTTTACTATCGCGTTCAATGTATGCGTAGCCGTTACCGGTTAGCAGTACGGAAGCCATAAGAGTTTTGAAGAAAACATACCGAGTCATATCTTCATTAGGCTCCATATTGAGCATGTAATATGCTGGATGCAATTTAGCCTCAGCCTTAAATCCATCTGCATCTAAATGATAGGTTTTCAGCGGAAGCACGGCTACACTATCCGAGATGAGATCAACACAGCGATACACAGTAGACAGTAGCATTGGTTTACTTCTGCTGGTAAACATGGGACGGGAGCCATTAAAACTCCAGGCTGTAACCTGTGACGTTTCCTGTTTACTTGCTTTTCGAATTTCGAACCCTAGAAATTTCATATATACTTTTTCTACTAACCAAAAAGTTGTCAGACAATTAATAAAATTCTCCGTACCGGGGTGAAACTAGATATATTCCAAGTGCTTCCAACTTAGCAATTACACCATCTATCTTCTTCTCTTCAAACTGTTTCGATGGCTTTGTGTTACCGTTTCTGTCACGTGCCATAGTCACATTACGGAAACAATGCCGGTTAATCACATTATTGTCAATGACAGCCTTACCAGAAAGAATCAAACGCTCCATCTCTTTGGTTGGACGGTTGAAGTTTCCTAGTGCTTGGCTAAATGGCTCCATCGGTAGCCCCTTTTCTTCAGCATTAATAACGAATTGCGTCGAATTCCACGAGTCATATGCAATTTTCTGAATGAAAACGATCTCGCGAATACGCATTATATCATTCAGAATGTAGTCGTAATCGGTAACATTACCCGGAGTAATGGTGATTAATCCTTGTCTACGCCATTCTCCGTACAGGTCCTTAAATCTCTTCTCCTGCAAAGCAGCTTCCGGCAGATAATAGAGAGTTTTGAAATAATATTTATCTTTGGTTGGAAACATAAAATCAGCACATGTTAAGTCGCTAGTACTTGACAAGTCAATACCGGCATAGCATTCCATATCCCGAAACTGTTCAAAGTCAAGATTAGCGGAAGCCTGCAAAATATAATGGTCCGGTATCCATACGGTTTCCGAGTCACACCAAATATTGAAGTTCTTTGTTTTAATGCCGACTTCTTCCGATGGAGCATTAACTGCTGATTGGACTTGTGTCTGTAGATATTGCGGTTTAACTGTAACTCCCAGATTAGGGTTACTCTTCTGCCACGTTTGCGGATCTTTCCAATCGTCCCCCTCATCAGGAGAAAAGATTCCGGCAAACAGTGCGTCGTTTTCTTTTAGTCCAGACAGCACCTCCGTGCACATTTCCCGGTACTGGTAACACGGTCCTAGCTTATCGAATCCGGCCGTAGTGATAATAACCGCCATTGGGTTATCACGCATACCCTGTGAGGACTGGAGTACGTCTTTTAGACCTGTATTCTTTGCAGCGTGATACTCATCAATCAAATACATCGAAGCATTAAAACCGTCTAACTTTGAATCATCTGCGGCAAAGACCTGTAAAAGAGATAACATCTTTTCAAATTTGACCTTATCACGATAGGAAACAAGATCTTTTCCTTTCGGATCAATCCCTTTTGCGAATTGAGAGCAGAACTTGAATGCGATTTTAGCCTGTTCTTTAGAGTTAGCTGCCAGATCCACTTCTGCGTCCATTTCTCCGTCAGCGATTAGATGATACAAAGATAGTCCGGCGGCAAAAGCCGTCTTTCCGTTCTTTCGTGCAATCTCTATGTAGACGTACTTCACAAGTCGTTCACCCGTCTCTTTGATATAGAATCCATAGATAGCTGCTATTACAAATTGCTGCCACGGTTGTAGGATGAACGACTTACCGGCATGGCGTCCGGTGAAATGCTGAAGAATAGAGAAGAATTCTATGACTTCATCTGCTTTTTCCTCCTTGAATTCGTATTGATCATCCTCCATCATGGAGAAAAAACGTTCAGCAGCAAGCTGAATAAACTTACCGGATACGACTTTCCCGCCTATAACGTCTTGAGCGTATTTATAGTAAGTCTTTGTCTGCATTAACGAGTTTCTTTCTTGCCTTTCAGATACGTCTCAAGTGGGGATTCTTCATTATCTCCTGCGTTCATGGCTTTGATTTGCCCCTTACTTTTAGCGGTTAAACCATATTCTTTTGCCAATTCCAGGTATTGGCT